AGCGCCTCGGCGAGTGCTGTAACCATAAGTTGCTGCGCTGCGATAAGTTTGTCCATTTGAGCCTCCCGTTGGTGGCCCCGATCCAAACATCAAATCTGGCCCGAGTCGACCGGATGCATTGGTCCCGCGACTACGTTGGCCTGCCTTGGGCATTCGCTGGCCGCTCCCGCGACGGTGTCGATTGCTGGGGCTTGTTGTGGCTGATCTATCGCGACGTGCTCGCCGTAGAGATTGCCAGCTACGCGCAAGAGACAACGGACGCCCCGGAGCGCGAGCAGATCGCCGCGCTGATGGCGGGAGAGTTGGTGAAGTCGCCGTGTATGGACGTACAGCCCGGCAAGGAACGTCCATTCGACATGATCGTCTTTCGCCGCGCCGGCATCGATAGCCATGTTGGCGTCGTCGTCGAGCCGGGGCGGATGCTGCACATCACCCACGGCACGGAATCCCGCGTTGAGCGGTTCGATCAAGGACGGTGGAAGCCCAAACTTCTGGCGATCCGCCGCCATGAGAATCGTTGACATTCTGCGCTCAACGTAGTAAGGTAGCGTGGCTAGGTATACGTCCTTGGACCCGCGATTAGATGCGTCATGAAACCATAAAGGACGGCGAGCCTGTCGGCTTGCTGGCCCTGCCGCATATTGACCCGACGCGCGGGCGCCGAAGGCTGGACGTCGCCTATGGCATGACGCTTGCCGAGATGGCCGTCGTGGCGCTGCCGGGCGTACCGTTAGAGCGTGTTCGCGTCTCGATCGGCGAGCACGTCATAGACCGTAAGGTATGGCACCGCGTCCGGCCTCACCACGGCGCAACCGTCATCATCCGCGCTGTGCCGGGCGATGACACGCTTCGCAGCATTTTGTCGGTCGCCGTCCTGGTTGCGGCTGTCGCACTTGGACAGTTCTATGCGCCGACTCTCGCCGGTTCACTACTCCCGGCGACCTTCACCGGCTATGGCGCGACGGTTGCAACTGCGAGCACCATTTCGCTTGTCGGGTCGCTAGCGACGGCCGGCTTTGCAATAGCCGGCTCGCTGCTCTTGAATGCGCTCATCCCCGTCCGCGGTCTCGGCGATCAGGACAAGGGCACGGATCGGTTCGCGGTCACCGGGTTGCAGAATTCCAGCAATCCGGGTGGCATACTGCCGTCGATCCTGGGTCAACATCGTTATGCGCCTGTCTATGCGGCCCCGCCGTACACCGAGATTATTGGAACGGAGCAATACGTCATTGCGGCATTTCTATTCGGGCACGGCGGTTTAAGTTTCACGAAACATCGTCTCGGCGACACACCGATTGAGAACTTCGACGATGTTCAGATGGAGGTGCGGGAGGGCTATGAGACCGACGCGCCGCTGACGCTATACCCACAGCAGGTTATCGAAGAGCAGATCGCCGTCGAATTACGCAGCGGCCAGCCAATCGGGCGGCTAACGGCGAGAGACGCATCCGAAGTGTCTGTCGATATCTCGTTTGTGCAGGGCCTCGTCAAGTTCGGCAAAGAAGGAAAGAAGGAATGGCGGACCGTCTCGTTCGCCATCAGCCAGCGACCGGCGGGCTCGACTGATGGCGCTGTAGTCATTGCGACACTGGATTTTACCGCGAACCGGCAGGAGATCATTCGTCAAAGCTATCGCTGGACGCTCCCGCAGCGCGGTCAATACGAAATCTTTATTATGCGGACGTCGCCGAATGCGACCGACGCGCAGATTATCGATCGATCTGATTGGAGTGCGATCCGCTCATTTCGTCCCGAAAGCCCCTTCAATTTCAAAGACAAATTGGCAATGGTTGCGCTGCGCATTCGCGCCAGCAACCAGCTCAACGGTGTCGTCAACAATTACAGTGCCGTCGCTAGCCTGCTGTGCCGCGATTGGGACAAAGATAGTCAGTCCTGGGTTGTGCGAGAAACCAGCAACCCGGCATCGTTGTTCAGGCATGTCCTTCAAGGTCCAGCCAACGCCTATCCCAAGACAGACGACGAAATCGATCTGGTCAAGTTGCAGGACTGGCACGAGTTCTGCGAAGAGAAGGGCCTCACTTACAATCGCGTCCACGACTACAACGCCACCCGTCTGGACGTTCTGGGCGATATTGCCGCCGCGGGTCGGGCGACGCCTCATGACGACGGTGAGAAGTGGAGCGTCGTAATTGACCGGCCGCAGTCCACCTACGTCTCGGCAATCACGCCGCGCAATTCGTGGGACTTCCAAGGAACGACGCCACAAGTTCTGTTTCCGGACGGTCATCGCGTCCAGTTCATCGATGCGACGAACGATTGGCAGGAGATGGAACGGATCGTTCCGTTCCCTGGCGTTGACCCGAATAACGTGCAGGTCACGGAAGACTTGCCGCTGCCGGGTGTCACCGATCCGGACCAGATTTGGAGGGCTACGCGTCGTCGTCAATATGAGTTGATCCATCGTCCGCACACCTATTCTGTGTCGCAGGATATCGAATCTTTGGTCCTCGCGCGGGGCGACCTCGCACCCGTTAATCACGACGTCCTTGATCGCGATCAGGTCGCGGCTCGGGTGCGAGCGGTGTCTGATCGTATCGTTACGATCGACACTCCGGTCACCATGCAGGCGGGGCGTTCGTATGCATGCGTTTTTCGGCTGGCTGACGGGACATCGCTGCGGCGATCCGTAATTACCGTTGACGGCGAGACGCAAAACCTCACGATCATCGGTGACTTACCCGGCGTCCAGACTGGCAACCTCGTTTCGTTCGGAACGTCGATCAAAGGCCCGGTGATCGATTGCATCGTCAAGGGTGTCGAGCGCGGCGACAATATGACCGCCAAGCTGACGCTGGTTGATGCGTCGCCGATCATTGACGATCTAGTTGATGCTGAGGTGCCGCCTGCATGGGACGGCCGCGTTGGAGAGGCAACCGACGTTTCGAGTCTTGTGCCGGCCATCCCGACGATCAGCGTTACCGATGCCTACCTGCAATTCAACGTCGCTGTGATGCCAGGCACAGGTGCCGTCGCGCTGCCTGCGACGTTCGCTATTTCCTACCGCCTTCACGGTGGCGGCGCGTTCACAATCGCATCGATACCAGCAAGCCAGTCTGTTCTTTCGATCGACGGGTTCTCGGTCGGCGACGTCATCGACGTCAAGGCGCGCGCGGTTTCGGCTTACGGCCAATCAAGCGCCGACACCGCGATTGTGCAAGCAACGCTACACGCGGCCGAAACACAGACGCCAACCTTCGATAGTACCAGCGTCACCTTCGACAGCACAATTCTCACGTGGGACCATTTCTGATGGCTATGCAATCGCTCAATCTCGGTACGGCAAATGCGGGCGACGGCGATGCGCTCCGTTCCGGAGGCGAAAAAATCAATGCCAATTTCACGGAGCTTTACACGATTGTCGGAAACTTGGCGACGGTCGCAATATCAGGTGCCTATGGTGACTTGACCGGAAAGCCGACACTCGGAACAGCCGCCGGCCAAGATAGCGATGCATTTGCAACGGCCGCGCAGGGCGCCAAGGCAGATGCCGCCACAGCCGGGCCAGCAACTTCAACAGACAATGCCATAGCGCGATTTGATGCGACCACCGGTAAAATCATTCAGAATTCCGGCGTTGTCGTAGACGATGACAACAACATCACTGGCGCGGCGTCGATTGTAACCGCAAACGGCGGGTCCGCAGGGGCCACCAATCGACTTTCAGCGTTTTACGTCGGCCAGTCCGGCAATGGTTTCGGACGTGCAGGCTACAACGTCCGTTTCACCAGCACATCGAACACGTATCAGTATGACGTGTCAGATAGTTCGGCCTGCATCGAGTATGGCAAGGCCAACGGTTCGTATGACGGCGGAATGCAGGTCTATACCGCCGCCGTTGGGACAGCGGGCACGACGATCACCTTCACGGCGGGTCCGTATGTCCCTGTGAATGGCACGTCGTGGACTTCGCCATCGGACGCGAGGCTGAAAGCTAACGTCCAGCCAATTACAGCCCTTGATCGCATCGAGAAATTCCGTGCCGTCACTTTCGATTGGAAGCAGGGCGGAAAGCACGATTGCGGCGTGATCGCTCAAGAGGTGCTGGAAGCGTTCCCCGAGGTCGTTGATACGACGGGTGAATATCTCGGCGTGGATTACGGAAAACTCGCGGCGCTCGCGATGCAAGCGGTGAAAGAACTCGCTGCAAAAGTTGCTGAATTGGAAGGGAAATGATTCATGGCTGAAGGTATCCGCGCTCCCAATTTGCCGCTCGGCGGCTCGCTTGCTCATTTCCTCGGGCTGGAAATGGATGGCGATAAGCTATCGCTAAGACGTTTCTCGCGATCTTCTGTGCTTGGCGCGTTTGACGCTTCGCTGGCTGGCGGGATCGCAGGCGCATTGATCTTCAGCACAAAGGCAGCCGCGCTTGGCAGCTTGGAGTACCCTAATCTCACGATGGCATGGGTCGCCCTCGACCCAACGCCGGCAAATAACGGCGTATATCGTAAGGCTGGCAACTCTGGCGCCGGTACATGGGAGCGGGTGGCCGATCTTCCCTATTCTTTCTATCGTGCCGAGAACGAAGGTGCAGGCACGGCGAATGCCATTGTCGCGACCAATGGTTACCCGATGGCCAGCAAAGACGCGCTGATCGTCGTTAACATCACCGATACAAATACGAGCGCCAGTGTTACACTCACCCTCAATGGCGGGACTCCGCTTCCGATCAAAACGGCTGCGGGGAACGACCCGGCAATCGGCGGTTTCCTTCCTGGCATGGTCGTCGCCGGGTACATCGAGGGCGCGAATTTCAGACTGCTTTCCGATCAGGCAAGCACGGCAATTCAGACTGCTGCGGAAGCGGCTCAAACGGCAGCCGAGGCCGCGCGCGATGTTGCTACTGGTGCAATGTCCGCGTTCCTTGGCACGGAATTTGAAACGAAGGCGCTCGCTGAGGCGTATTCGCCGACCGCAGCGCCAAACTTCATCTGGACGGCGTTCTATGACACCGACCATGTTCCTGGGTCCGGCGGGACGTATGCGAAAGACGCTGGAACCGATCTAACGATAACGCTCTCCGATGGCGTTACGGAAGTCAATTACGGGCTGGTAGTTGAGCGTCCGATCATCGCGCAGTACGGGGCTGTCAACACTCTTGATGACCGCGACGTGTGGCAGGCGGCGATCAACAAACTTTCTGACGGCGATACGCTTGCGTTCCCGGCGGGGCTTAAGGGCACTCTGAAGAACGCAACAGGTTCCGGTGCAGACATCTATGCTCAGCGCGCTGACGCTGTCGCGAACGGCAAGTTGAAAGCTCTGACGTGCGATAAAAACGGCGTCACCATCGTGATCAACGGTCAAGTCGATTTTACTTCTGCGCTGGATGATGGGTTTCGGTTCACTGGCAACGGCGTGAATTTCATCGGAGAAAACGGCAAGATCACCAATACGTCCGGTGCATTTCTGGCTGACAATTCGACCGATACGACAATTCAGTGGCGACCGAGTTTGATCCGACTGGATGGCGACGATTGCAAGGTGGGAGGGATTAGCTTTCTCGACCACCCAACGATTGCCGTGTGGGCCCGCGGGTCGCGCGCGAAAATTCATCGCAATCTTTTCGAGGGTGGCCCGACCGTGCATCAGGTCGGCGAATTCACGGTGCAATTCTTCGTTGCGTTGGCACCAGAATCTGGGGGCGGGATCAGCGGGGATGTGAGTTACAATACATTTCGCCGATCTGCTGCGGGTGGCGCGGCGTACACTGCTATTTTCGGGGTGCAGCCGAGCGCGACATTCGGCTACAACGTGATCTCCGACATGCTTGAGCATGGCATTTATAACTACGGTGCCGGTAGCTCAATCATCGGAAATCACGTTCGGGACGATCTCGGCCACATGCAAGCGGCGGGGATTCAGAACTTTGCCCCTGCCGCGATTATCGATGGCAATCACCTAGACGGCAATAACCCGTTCATTGCCTTGCAACTTGCATCGGATTGTCAGGTTAGGGGGAATCGCGCTGGCGGCATTTCCGTGCGAACCTATCATGCGGCGTTAAATTCTGATTTGATCGAAAATCTCTTGATCTCTCAGAACTTCCTGCAAAGCCCGACCGGACAATTCTGGCCTATCGACGTGGGGCTGGCACAGCCTTTCAAAAAGCTGAGTATTCTTGGCAACACGGTATCTGGCGGCGGCGATAGTTTCTCGAACCAGCGTGGCGCTATCTCCGTTGTCGTGACATCCGACGCTGCGACCGGCGGTCAAGAACTTCTTGTACAGGGCAACACCGTGGATGGCGGTGCAAGTTACTCCTTCTTGGGGCGCCGCATCAGTTCCGGCCTGGTGACAGGAAACAATTTCAAGGACGCGTGGATCGGCGGCGGGAGCGATACCGCCGCCCGCCTGTACGATAGCGACGGTTTGAAATTTAACGACAATCACGTTCGCGACAGTCGCGCAACGTCTGTCCTCACTCGCGTTCTTTACGCACCGACTGCCGATGGCAATTCGAACATTGAGGGCGATTTCAACAACATTTCGCGCCCGAAAGCGTCGTCGAACGCATTCATGACCCTGCCAGACGCTGCACGCCCTAGGGGTAACACTCAAGACAATCTCCCGCTATCTGGGACATTTACCATGGCAGATATAGACGCGCAGAATGTCACATGCACGCCAGTGCGTGCCGGCGCAAAAATTCATCTTCACCCGGTCAACAAGGAAGCATGGGCACTTCAAGCCGGTAATGATCGGATATATGTCAGCAGTGTCGGTAGCGGGACATTCCAGGTCGCTACCGCAAGCGGAGCGAATGCTGGCGCGTCAGGGCCGGTGTTTGACTTCACGGTGGACCAATAGTGAGTGCATAGCAGATCCGATTACGATTCCGAACGCGAACAGGATCAAGCGCGATCCGAAATACCCGCTGAACATCGCGCGTGACAGAGTGATGAATAGCAAGGCCATTGCAAAGGTTGAGGGAAAGGGGAATAGGCTCAGGCCGACGAAAGCGAGCAACAGCAGCCCAGCGATTACCCCGCCCTCCGCAAGCATTTCCAACATGATGTTGTGCGGGTAAGGGTGGCCTGCATAGGTGAGACGACCATACCCGTTACCGATGATGGGGGAATTCTTGAACTGCTGCCAAGCGGCGGCGAAAATATCAAAGCGCGACGCGGCTTTCGTCTGTATTTCGTTGGTTGTTCTCATGCTCTCAGGGAGCGCGGCAAGCACTGCTTCGGTTATGGGCGCCCGATCTTCAATAGGCGACTTCCTGGTGACCGCCTTCGTGCTCGGCACTTGATGCAGCTTGGCCTCGATTCCGCCCAACGTCCAAAGTGTTCGGAATGCGATCAAGGGCGGGGATACCAGAACGCCATAGGCGATGCCGAAAGCCAAGGAAAGTCCGACCGCCTTGGCAAGGGATGGCACGGTACGTTGTTTAACGGCGACATACAGGACAGCCAGCGGTGCGAACACGGCAGAGCTTATGTTGCCGACCAGATACATCGCGAACAAAGTAAACGCTAAAAATAGCCATCGTCGGGTGACGGCGCACGCGATGAGGATCATCGCCAGCAGGGCTCCGACGATCTGATACCCGGCTGAACCGACGCCGCCAAAGCTGTAAGGATCGCCAATCGCGGCGGTAAGCGTGATTACAGCCGTGACCGGCGGCGCTAGATAAGAGAGAACATCAAGAAAGGCCGACATACGGTTTTCGTCGGAAGCAAGGATAAAACCAGCCAACAAGGCAGGCGCACCAAACAGAACCAGCTCGGCAAGTTTCCTCACGCCCCACGGGTTTGGTAGCGGCAGCGTGTTGGCGGCGAGATAAACCACCAAGATGCCCAGTATCCACGTCGCCGGGTGGCGCATAATCGTCACGCCTTCCCCCCGGTAAGGAGCCATGGCTGCGATTGTCGCGAGACACGTCAGAACGGTGAGATCCACGGGCGACCAAACGACGCCTTTGTAAAAGCCGGAAAAGAGAAAAAGAACAACGGCAACGGGAAGTGCAAAATAACGGGCATCGATCGCCGAAAAAGCCGGCGAGTCCGAAACTTGAGACATCGAAATAACCTTTTTTCGTCGTGCAGAATACCGGAGGGCATATCACTGCAACCCATCCGAGTAAATCCCGTATTCGCCTCCTTTTAGAAGCCGGATTGGGGGAGCGCGGTCTTAAACCCCATCCAGAACCCAAATATCGGGTTGGTAGTAACCATCCTCGCCGCTCCGATTAATGTTGCCGCCGAACATCATCAAGCGACCGCGCCAAGAGTGAAGGCTGCTCCCGTGACGAGCGGTGAATTTGTTGTAGATCGGAAGGGATTCCCACGACGTCCCGTCCTTCGTTCGCCAAGTCTCATCGAAATTATTTGCAGCCAAGTTGTTGTAACCGCCGACGAGATAAAGCCAGTCCTTATGACTCGCTAGGGAGGACCACATGCGAGGGGACCAAGGTGGTGTCGAGTGTTGTGTCCACGAGGCTTGATTTTCTGGATTCGAAGTTGACCAAACCTCATTGAGCGAAATGCGATCCTGATAGTTTTTCTCGGGAGGCTCGTCGGTTCGCGGCTTGGCTCCGGCAACGATGAAAATGCGGTTGCCGAATTTAACGACTGTAAAAAAGGTGCGCTTGCTCCATGGATATGGAGTTTCGGTGAAACGAAGACTTTTCGGACAAAGGTGCGTAACTGCCTCTGTCCCAAATATGTGCAGTTTCCCATTCAATTCGAGCATAGTCATCTCTGGCTCGAATCTATGCGGGTTCTGCGCGTCTAGGATTTGGAAATTGACGCCGTCTCTGGTTCGCCACACCTTGGAATCGACGACGTAGATCCATTGTCCAAACGGGCAAATCGCTGAATAGGCCTCATAGGGCGTTGCCGAATTTACAGTGGTCCATTTCGTTCCTGATTTCGATCTCAACAGATCGTTGGTGCCCTTCGTATCGAGGGTGTAGCCCTCGCTCATCCAAAGGTGATGACCGAACTCAAATACCGGCGCGACGTCCCGCGCCGTAAATCCAGACGGTTGAGCAAGCAAGCGCCATGAAGGACGAGGCGCTGAATACGCGGATGCGGGAAGTAGTGCGAGACCCGACAGAATAAAACTTCGACGATTCATAGAAACAAACTTGCGCCACACCCAGCCAACCGATCCGGTGGTTTAGCACGGCGCGTCGAGCCTATCCAAGCCCCTATGGCCGATGGCGCCCGCCCGACCCGTTACGCCCGTCCCATCGTTGACAAACAGCGTTAATCGTAGTAAAGTCGCATCATGGTAAAAGCCCTGAAAACCGCACTCACGACCGCTACGGCCTTCATTTCGGCGCACCCCGGCTACACTTTGGCCTTGTGGGTGCTGTCCGTCCTGACCGCACTGGCGGTGTAAGTGCCCTGGGCCGGCATCATAAACCGGGCGTTCACGGCTGAGAATGTCGGCGCGTATCTGCGCACCCTGCCCCGCCCGACTTTCGTTCGATTTGTGGTCGTCCACAACACCGGCGCTCCGTCGCTTGCCACCTATCGCGGCTACGCCGCCCGCAAAACCCCGATTTCCGACTCCCAATGGCTCCGGAACCTGGAAGGGTACTACCGCGACAAGCAAAAGTGGAAGGCCGGACCGCACTGGTTCGTGACGCCGAACAAGGCGGGGTTACTGGCCTTCACGCCCTCGACCGTACCAGGCACCCACTCTCCGTCGTGGAATTCGCAAAGCCTCGGCGTGGAGATGGTCGGCGACTACCAGGTCGAACCGTTTGACGCCGGCGTTCAGCGTAACGTGATCGCGCTACTCGCCGAACTGCACATCTGGCTGCGACTCGACCCGAACACGATTCGGTTTCATCGCGAAGACGTCAAGACCACGCACAAGGATTGCCCCGGCAAGAACGTGGACAAGGCGAAACTGATCGCCGCGGTCCGCGCCAAGATGGACGAACTGCAATCGGTCAAACCGGCGATGGCGCTGGACGTCCCGAACGACACCGACGTCGAGCCAGCTACGGTGGTTGTGCCGGTCGACGCGAGCCCAGCGGAGCCCGTGGCCGTGCAAGCCAGTGCCGAAGCCGACAACGAAACGCGCACGGGCTGGTTACGCCGCAAGTGGAAAAGCGTCACCGGCTGGTTCTCAGGCGTCGGCGGCGTCGGCGTGCTCGGCTACCTGACCGACTGGCGTGTCGTCGCCGTCCTGTTCGGCGGCATCGTCGCGGTCGCCATCCTGTTCATTCTGTTCATGGGACCAGGCGACGTGCGCGCGTGGATCCGAAAGCAGGTGTCGTGATGCTCTACCCCGATACGGGAGACGGCGATTGATGCCCGACCTCACCGCCATTTTTTGGGCCGTCGCGACCTCCTACGTTGTGATCGACGTTGTTGTGACGGTCCTGGTCGCGGCGCTGGTCGTCGGGTATTTCCCGCTGCTGAAATGGTTTCCGGTGCTCGGCGCTTACGTGCCGGTCGGCAAGTTAGTGTCGCTGCTCGCCATGGGGCTCCTTTGCGGCCTGCTGGCGACGCGAATGACCATCGAGCGGTACGACGCGAAGCAAGCCGCCGCCAAGGTCGCCATTCTGCAAGACCGCCTCGACACGCTCACCAAGGTCGCAGAAGCCGACGCCGCGCGCGCGGCCGAAGATGCGCTCTATATCGCGGCGCTTGAAGCGCAGGCGGGCACCACGCCGCCGAATGATGGTCCTTGCCTGCCCGCCGACGCCGCCAAGCGTATCGGAGGCATCAAGTGAACCGCGCCCTGCTCATCCCCGTCCTGCTTTTGCTCGCCGGGTGCGCCGGGTCGCCTTCCGTGCCGAGTCAATTGCCGCCGGTCCCGGCCGACATTCAACAGTGTTTCCGCGTCGGCGTGGGCAAAGTCCCGCCGCGCGCGCTCACCGTCGCCGAAGTTGAAACGCTTTGGAAGAACGACCGCGTCCGCGCCGTCGTGATGCAGCGTTGCGGCAATCGCTTCCTCGCCTGGTACGACAGCCTGCGGAGATCGTGGAAATGACCCACTTCTGGCACGAGCCGTTTGAAGACAACGACATCAAGTGGGTCGCGTACAGCGGGCTTGCAGCCTGTGCCATCGTTCTCGGCCTGTTGTTGCTCACTTTCCGACCCGCCCCCGCCGCCCCGCCGCTGGCGTCGTCCACGGTCATCATTTCGAACGACGAAGGGCATGGGTCCGGCGTTCACATCGGGCACGGCTTCATCCTGACCGCCGCGCATGTCGTCGAAGGTCAGGCGTCAATGCAGGTCACCGACGACCGCGGGCGCGTGCAGACCGGCGCAGTCCTTTGGGCGAACAAAGCCTATGACGTCGCGCTGATCCAGATCGATCAACCGAAAACGCTCGCCGCGTCCCGCCTCGATTGCACCGCACGCCTCGCCGTCGGCGATGAAATCTCCGCATTCGGCAACCCGCTCAATCTGAAGTTCATTCGGACATGGGGTCGCGTCGCTTCCGACTACGGTGCGCGTGACCCGTGGAAATCGAGTTTCGTTGCCAGCATCGCGGTTGCACCCGGTATGAGTGGCGGAGGTGTGTTCGACCACGCGGGCAACATCGTCGGGCTTGCCGTGGGGCTGGCGGCACGGGGTTCGTTGTTCGGCGGAATGGCACCGTTTGCGATCAGCTACGTCGTCCCATCCTCCGCCGTATGCCTTTTGATGGCGCGCGCATGAAAGACTTCCTAACCGAAGTCGCAGGTGTCGTCGCGCTCGCTGCCATCGCGCTCATGTTCGCCACGCTGGTCCTCGGACCGGCCGGTAAGACGATCGCCACCTACCACGCAGAACGCGACGCGTGCCTGATCGGCGCGCGCAACGGACTGGAAATCGAGCGGTGCAGTGAACGAAGGTAGCGATTCCGCCATGATGCCCCTGACCTCCAGCGAAATTGAACACATCGCCTCCGCGTCGGCGGATGCAGCGGTGCGCAAGCTGTTCCTGACCATGGGCGTCGATACCAGTGACGACAAGGCGATGCTGGAGATGCAGCGCGACTTCGCGCACGTCCGCAACTGGCGCCGCAGCGTTGAGACGGTACGTCGGCAAACCCTGATCGTCGCCGTCGGCGTCATCGTGTCCGGCATCCTCGGCGCGATTTACATGGCATTCAGAGGCAGTCATTGATCGACACCGAAACACTTCAGCGCGCCGTCGAACTGTACCGCGCACATGGCAATTCGGAGCGTGCAGCGGCCAAGGCGTCCGGACTGGCGCGGTCTACTTTCCAAGGGCATCTGAAGGCCGCTGCCGCACGCGGGATGTTGCTGGACCATCCAGCGGCTATGCCGGGATTTCGTATTTCGCGCGTAAACGAAGGTCCGAACGGCAAATCCGTTGAGCAGAAACCCGACCGTGGCGAGGCGTTCGCGCTGCCCGCCGGTCACGTCATCAAGGGCGTGTCGGCCCTGGTCGACGAAGACGGCCGCGAAGTCGTCAAGTGGATCAAGACTTCGCAGGACGCAGAACAGCGCGACGCAGCGATGCGCGCCGCTGTCGAGGCGCTTAAGGCGGAAGTGCCGCGCGTCGAGCCGGTCGCCGCGCCCTTCGGCGGCAATGCGAATCTGCTGAACCAATACACCGTCACGGATTTGCACTTCGGAATGCTGTCATGGGCGGAAGAAACCGGATCCGACTACGATCTGAAAATCGCCGAGCAACTATTGCTGGACTGGTTCGCTGCGGCAATCGCGCAATCGCCGCGCGCGGGCACCGCGGTCTTGTGTCAGCTTGGCGATTTGTTGCACCACGATTCGCATCTGAGCGTTACGCCGACGCACGCGCACGTCCTGGACGCGGACAGTCGCCTGCAGAAAATCATCCGCGTGGTCATCCGCACCATGCGGCGAATTGTCCAGATGCTCCTGGAAAAGCATCAACACGTCCACGTCATCATGGCGGACGCCAACCATGACCCGGCGGGCGGCGCTTGGCTACGCGAGATGTTCGCGGCCTTCTATGAAAACGAACCGCGCATTTCGGTCGATAGCAGCGCCAGCACGTTCTACGTCTACGAATTCGGGCAGACGTCGCTGTTCTATCACCACGGGCACAAGCGCAAAATCAATTCGATCGATGGCGTTTTCGCCGGCAAATTCCGCGAAATATTCGGTCGGACCAAATTCAGCTACGCGCATCTCGGGCATCTGCATTCCGACGAACTGAAGTCAGCGCCGACCACGATCAAGGTCGAGCGCCACGAAACTCTCGCCGCTCCGGACGCATTCGCTGCAAACGGCGGCTGGTTGTCTGGTCGATCGGCCAAAGTCATCACCTACTCCAAGCAATTCGGCGAAGTCGGCCGCATCACACTGACGCCTGAAATGGTCGCAGGAGCGGCCGCAACGTAAGGAGCCACCCCGCTCATGTCCGAATCCCCCAACCTCCTACTCGCATTGCAAACCGCGGTCGCCGGCGCGGCCGAAGAACTGCCACGACTGCACCTGCGCAACGCATCGCGCGCGCTCAATGACGCTATCGAGGCGTTCAAAACATCACCGGATGCGGACAGCCTAAGCAAATTGAACGGCGCATGGTCGTCGGGGAAACGCACGCTCAATCGATATGGGCAGCAAGAGCGGGGGATCGCGTGATGGACGATTGCAGCCCCGCCACGTGCCCGAATGGCAAGTGCAACCAAACCGGCGAATGTATCGAACAGGTGGCGCAAGAGATGCGCGCGCTAGGGGCGACGTTACCGCGCGTCGAAAGTCCATCGCTGGTGCCGAACGCCACCACGATCGCGGCGATTGAAGAACTGGAACGGGGTGGCGGAACGGTCGCAATGACTGGTCTATGGGCCGGACTGACCGCCGAACAGCGGCGCGACGCGCTTGCGTACCGTGGTGACGAGACCGTGGGGCATGAACGCACCATCGTCGCGTTCAGCGGGCTCGCTGGTAGCGGCAAGAGCACCGCGGCGGCATACCTGGTCGAGCGCCACGGCTTCCAGCGCGTGCGCTTTGCTGGCCCGCTCAAGGCGATGATGGCGGCGCTCGGTTGCACTCACGAGCAGATTGACGGCTCCGAAAAGGAAACGCCTTGCGATCTGCTCGGCGGCAAGACCCCGCGCCACGCGATGCAAACGCTTGGGACCGAGTGGGGTCGCGATCTGATCACGCCGGACCTATGGATCCGTGCATGGCAAAATGCCGTGGCGAAAGTGCCCGCAGGCGTTCCCGTGGTGGTTGACGACTGCCGTTTCCCGAACGAAGCGGAAGCGGTACGGTTCGCCGGCGGCGTCATTGTGCGGATTGAGCGCCCC